GAGATCTCCAAGCTCGACGGCGTCGCGGACGGCGGGACGCTCTCGTTCATCGAGGCCCGATGGGAGTTCCGGTATGACCCGGAGACCTGGAAAGCGATGCCGTGGGACGTGGGCTTTATGGAGCTCGCGAGCGGCCAGCGGAAGGTGATCGTCGGCGATGACGGGAAGGCCGTGAAGCAGCCGGTCGCCCTGAACACCAACGGCACGAAGCGGACCCCCGGCACGGCCCCGAGCGTGATCCGAAACGGGGCCGGTGCCGACCTGTACCTGACGGCAAACTTCACGACCGCCTTCGGCTCCCCGGCCCTTCTGTGACCATGGCACGACGCGTTTCATTCACCGAGACCGACGCCCGACGGATCGCGGCCGCGACCCGCGCCTACGAGCGCGGCAACCGGAACCAGCCGCCGATCCGGTTCCGCCAGGGCGGCGAGGACGGCGATCCCGTGCGGCTCGGGAAGACTACGGCGGCGTGGAACAAGGGCACGACCGCGACGATCGAACTGTTCGAGGAGGGCACGCCGCCGAGCGAAGGCAAGAAGACGCCGGCGGACACGCTCGCGAACTGCGTGAACAAGTTCGCGAACGTCGCGAGCGGGCGATGGGTGATCGTCGCCCGCGGCGGGAACGGGTACTGGTACCTGATCGCGGCGGAGTGCTGACATGGTCCTCCTGCCGGGGTGTTCGTGCTGTACGACTTGCTGCTGCCAGGGGGACGCGCCGCTCTCGACAGGCGCCAACTACAGAAGGATCGCGCAGTACGCCGGGAGTTCCCTGTGCGACGAGGCCGGTGGAACGCCTATACCGGTCCAGACAGGCTCGTGCTCTCAGGGCACGCTGATCGTCGGGTGGTGTGGTCTTACGGTCGAAATGCCCTACGGGTTAGAGTCCGGGACGACGACCAACAACATTCCTTTTGACCCACCGGAGGGGCCGTGTTGGGTAATCAGGCGGACGCTAACAGTTTTGGACACGTCAAGTAGGTGGGGGGGGAGGCAGGGCTGGACTACCGAGTGTGGCAGGTGCGTGATTCGGTATGAGGTCACTATAAGCGAGGAGTTGGCGGCGGGCTCTCCGTGCGGCCAGTTTCCGGGGCCAGGGAGAAGGTATGCCGTGGAGTGGAGGCAGGGCTGCGATGCAGATGTGCATGTCGAACAGGTTTTCACGAACAACAAGGCGTTCACCTACTGCGACGATGTTCCGCCGGACTGCACGGTAACACTGGCACCATGAAACTGCGCATTACAGATGTACTGGCTCGCGCCGCCCAGCGCGGATACACCCCAGACGAAATACGGCCGTGCCTCGTCAAAGATCTCGGGGGTGGCTGGTACGAGGTCGACACCGAGAGCGAGAGTTACCCGAAGCACAAGCGAGAGGGTCACGTCACGCCGCCGGGCTTAGGGGACATTGTTTCCGGCTGGCTGTCGGCCTTCGGCATCACGCCCGAGCGCGTCTCCGCCGTGATCGGCGGCCCCTGCGGGTGTGAGCAGCGGAAAGAGGCCCTGAACGACTGGGGGCGCGACCACCTCGGGATAGGTTGACTCGCCCGCCCGGCCCGCGAGACTCGACGGACCATCGGCATGGAGGCTGCATGTCACTCGCGGATCGAGTCGCGGAGCGGGCCAGGGCGAAGCCGGTCCGCCATGTCGGGTTCTTCTCGCGCCTCTCGCCCGAGCACCAGGCCGAGCTCCTCGAGGTCCGTCGCCGGTTCCAGGCCGGGGGCCTCGGGTCGGCGTCGGCCCTCGCGGACCTGTTGATCGAGGAGGCGGCCGCCGACGGCATCGAGCTCTGCGGACCCCAGGGGCTACGCGTATGGCTCGCGCGGCGCGATTAGCCGACAGGGTCGCCGGCAAGGCCGCCGCGAAGGCGGCCGGGGGCGACGGCCTGACGATCGAGGAGGTCACGAAGAAGGCCACCGGGGATGCCGTGGAGGCCCGCAGCGTGTCGCGGACGATCCGCACGGTCGAGGATCTCCTCGCCCACATCGAGGCCGACCTGACGCGGTTTGAGGTCGCGGCGTCGGAGGCGACGACCTGGGAGGGGCTGACGGCAGACAAGGCGACCGGCGAGCCGATCGTCACGCAGCTCTTCCGCGTCTTCGTCCGGCTGCGGCCGAAGGCCGGGCCGAGCGTGGCCGAGGCGGTCGAGGCGATGATCGTCGCCGCCGGCGACACGATCCGGCGAAGTGTTCCAGATTCCAGAATCTGGAAACACGGTCGCGGTTCGCGAACCGCGAACAAGCCCTGGGCCGTGCTGGTCGTCGCGGACACGCATTTCGGAAAATACGCCTGGGGCCGGTCGACCGGCGAGGCCGACTATGACCTCGACATCGCGGCCCGGCTCGTCCGCGAGGCCTCGGCCGAGCTGCTCGACGCGGCCACCGAGTACGCCCCCGGCCGGATCACCGTCGCCGGCCTGGGCGACCTGTTCCACTACGACACCCCGGGCGGCACGACGACCAGCGGGACGCCCCTGGAGCGGGACGGCCGGCTCCAGAAGATGATCGCCGTCGGCACCGACGCCCTGGTCGGGGTGATCGACACGGCGGCCCAGGTCGCGCCGGCCGACGTGCTCGTCGTGAACGGGAACCACGACGAGACCCTGACGTGGGCCTTCCACCGGATCGCGGTCGAGCGCTACGCCCGGTCGAAGCGGGTGACGGTCGACGGAACCTACACGCCGCGGAAGTACCTGACCCACGGCCGGAACCTGCTGGGCTTCGTCCACGGCCACCGGGCGAAGCGGCGGCTCCCGCAGCTCATGGCCCACGAGGCGGCCGCGGCGTGGGCCGCGAGCCCCTACCGCGAGGTCCACACCGGGCACCTCCACCACCAGGCGGCCGAGTGGCAGCGGCCGATCGAGACGATCGACGGCGTCCTCGTGCGGATCGCCCCGAGCCTCGGGCCGGCCGACGACTGGCACGCGGCGAGCGGCTTCGTCGGGGCCCGCCGGGCGATGGAGCTCTTCATCTACGATCCGGCCGGCGGGCTGCGGGCGATGCACGTCGCCGGCCCCCGGCTGGAACTGGGGAGGCTCGCGTGAGCGAGGACCACCATTTCCTGATCCGCGGCGTCCGCGTCCTGTGGCGGTACGCCCGCCTCCGGGGCCGGGCCGCCGGCTGGAGCATCACGCCCGACGAGAAGCGGCCCGACCTCGAGCGGAAGGTCCTGATCGACTCCCGGCTCCGGTGCCGGGCCCGGCTGGAGACCGAGATCCACGAGGCCATCCATCAGCTATTCCCCGACCTGGCCGAGGAGACCGTCTCGGGGGCGGGCCGGGACCTCGCGCGGATCCTCTGGTCGCTGGGGTATCGACGGAATGACTGACGGCAACCAACTGGGGAGGACTTCGTGATCAGGATCGTCGGACTTGCGGGCAGGATCGGGGCCGGGAAGACCCTCGCGGCGTCGATGGTGCCAGCGGCGTACCCGCTGCAATGGGCGGACCCGATCTACCGGGGCCTCTCCGCGATGCTCGACATCCCGGGCGAGGTCCTCCGGGACCGGACCCAGAAGGAGCGGGCGGTCGGCGTCGGCGGGATCGACGTGGTCCCCCGCGACCTGCTGCGGACGCTCGGCACCGAGTGGGGCCGCGAGCTCGTCCACCCCGACATCTGGGTCCGGCTCACGATGCGGCGGATCGAGACCCTACACGAGACCGTCGAGGCGACCACGTTCGCGATCTGCGGGACCAGATTCCCGAACGAGGTCGAGGCGATCCGCGAGCGCGGCGGGGAGGTCTGGTGGATCGACCGCCCAGGCCTCGACGCCGGGCACCACACGAGCGACCGGCAGATCGGCCCGGACGACTGCGACCGCGTGCTCGTCAACACCGCCGGCCCCGACGAGCTGCGGGCCGCGGTGCTCGCGGCCTGGCGGTCCTACATCTGGCAGGCCGAGCCGCCGCGCCAGGCCGGGTGATCACGCCGCCGGGGCCGGGGGCCCGGGCGGCCGGTCCTCGAGGTCGAGCGGCGGCAGGGCCGCGCACGACGACTCCTCGTCCGGGCAGATCAGGCTGTCGACGTAGACGGCCTGGAGCGCGGGGTCCGCGTGATCGAGTAGCCGGGTCGCCGCGGCCCGTCCGCCCATGAGGGCGGCGTAACTCGCGGCCGTCCGGCGGAAACCGTGAAATCCCCGGTACTGAACGCCGGCCGTCCGGCACAAAACCTTCAGGCTGGCCCATTGGCTGCGGCTGCGACGGTCCCACGGCCAGACGAGATCGTTCGGTCCGCGTCGCTGCTGGGCCAGCATGTCGGCGAGCTCGGCGGTGATCTGCCGTTCGATGTCCCGCGTCCTTCCCTTCCTGGTCTCGCCGCGGAAGATCATCCGCCGCCGCTCGAGGTCCACGTCGGCCCAGCGGACACTCGAAAGCGCGGTGAACCGCTCGCCCGAGCATACCGCCGCGTAGATCAGCGTCGACCACCACCAGGACGACGGCAGGCCGCCCGTCCGGCCGAATCGCCGGCGGGCCCGGCGGACCAACTTCGACACGTCGTCGATGGTGTAGGCCCGTCCGGCGGCGAGCCGTTTCGGGACGCGAACAGGCGCGAGGTCGGGGAACTCGCGGGCGATCTTCTTCCGCGCCGCGTACCGCCACGCGGCCTGGATCATGTTCTGGTCCTTCCGGACCGTCGCCGCCGACGGCAGGCGGCCGCGCCAGCCCGGGGTCTCGGCGCGCCACCGCAAGAAGCGGCCCACCTGCATGTCGTCCAGGTCTCGGGTCGTCACCGGCCGGCCGAAGAATCGGTCGAGGCGGTCGGCGAGCATCGAATACAGGGCGATCGTCTTTCGGTCCAGGCCCTTCAGGAGTGAGTAACGCTCGAACAGTTCGCGAATCGGCATCGGCATGGATTCTGTCCCTTCATGGCTTCCATGCCCTGTAGTGTACGGAATGCCATCACACCCGCGAAGGGTTCGACTCCCCTCGCCTCCACTCGACATTCCCGATACCCAACTGTTGGCAGCGGGCCCGGCGAAGGCAAACGCCGGGCCTGTTGATTCGCAGTCGGCGCGGATTACCGTGGGAGACATGAGCGTGGCATTGAAGGTGTCGACGAAGCGGGAGCTCTGCGGAACGTCCGAGGCCGCCAGGATCTATGGCTGCCAGATGTCGCACATTCGCGGCATGGCGACTCGAGGCGAGATCTGGAGCGAGCAGCTCTCCGAGCGGATCTTCGTCTACGACGCGAACGAGATCCGCCGCCTGGCGGCCGAGCGAGAGAAGCTGCGGCGAGCCGGCAAACTCTGCGGCATCCCTCCGGGAACATCCCGGAAATAGGCTGAAATCCAGCGTTCCCCGTGCCGAAAAAAATCCTGTTGACGATTTAGAGATCGCTCTATATCGTGTGCCCCAGTCGTCACGGAGGACGAACGATGAACGTCGAGTTCTGGATTGAGGTTCTGTTGTTGGTCGCACGGATTTTGGCTGCGGGATCGTATTAGAGGTCTCGCCAAATCGCCCGCGATTTTCGACTCCCCACGTTGATGTTTCCCCCGAGCGCCACGCGTCAAAAAACGTTTGACCTGATGGTGTTCATTTGTTCAGTTACGCCACCCAATCGAAGGAGCGACGGATGACGAACGAGAACGACCCCCACGCCCGCGAATACTGCGGCGCAGTTGCAGGAATGGCAGACACCTACGGGTTCCCTGTCGCCTGCACGCTGCCCAGCGTCGGCGACCGGATCGCCTACCGCCTCAAGACCCACACGGACATGGAGTCCGAGGCCGGCCGCGTGGTCCGCGTCAACAACGAAGGCGAGCGTCCGCTCGTCGTCGTCGAGTCGGAGAACGCCGAGGGCACCCTCCGCGTCCTGGACGCCCGCCCCTGGCCGACCGGCCAGATCCTCCCGTTCTGAGGTGTCGACCATGCCCAAGAACTGCTCGCGGGCCGACACGGCCCTTCATCGAAACGTTCACGACCGGAACCACCCGATCGCCCGCGGGGCTCGGCTGGCCCGGCATCTGGTGGTCGCCGCGTGGCGGCCGCTCCGGGCCCTCGAGGACCTGCTCGACGAGGTCGAGCGGACGGGGTCGCCCGTGAACCGGCTCGTCGTGCTGCGGGCACGCCAGGCGGTCGAGAACGCCCGCCCCTACCTACTGGACGAGGACGGCTCCATATGGAAGTGACCCACCACCAAATCGCCGCAGCGCTAGCGCTCGGCTACCTGCTCGGGATCTCGACCGCGTTCGTCGCGGCGGCGATCGCCGGGCTCGTCGTGATGAAGACCGCAGGGATGGGCTGGCCGTCGGAGACGGTCGGCAACGGAGGCCGGCAGGATGCCGGCGGGGATGGATTCGCGATCACGTCGCGGTCGGATGGAGCCGATCGCGACACCGCTCTCCGGGTGTACCGCGAGACGGGATGGTTCAGCATCAACGAAGCGAGGAGGAACGGGTGATGGCAGGATTCAAGAAGGCAACCAAGGCGGCCGCGAAACTGCGGGCCGCGTTCTTCGGCCCGAGCGGGGCCGGGAAGACGTTCTCCGCCCTGCGGGTGGCGACGGGCCTGGGAGGACCCATCGCGGTGATCGACACCGAGCGCGGCTCGGCGTCGAAGTATTCGGACCGGTTCGCGTTCGACGTTCTCGACCTCGAGGACCAGTCGATCGAGGGCTACGTCTCGGCGATCGCCATGGCGGCCGAAGGCGGCTACCGCGTCCTCGTGATCGACAGCCTGTCGCATGGGTGGCAGGACCTGACGGCCGAGGTCGAGAAGCTCGCGAAGGCGAAGTACCGCGGGAACACATGGTCGGCCTGGTCGGAGGGGACGCCGCTCCAGCGTCGGCTCGTGAACGCGATCCTCGGGTTCCCGGGCCACATCATCGCCACGATGCGATCGAAAACGGAGTGGACGACGGTCGACAGCAACGGCAAGAAGACCCCGCAGCGTGTCGGCCTGGCCCCCGAGCAGGGGAAGGGGATCGAGTACGAGTTCGATCTCCTCGTCGAGATCTCGGTCGAGCACATCGGGCAGGTCATCAAGGACAGGACCGGCAAGTTCCAGGACAAGCTCATCGACAAGCCGGGCGAGCAGTTCGGCCAGCAGCTCGCCGCGTGGCTGGCTGACGGCGAGACGGCCCCCGCCCCGGCCCCGAAGCCCGAGCCGGCCCCGGCCCCCGGCCGGGCGGATGTCGAGCAGATCCGCGGCTACATCCGGGCGGCGACCACCGTCCGGACGCTCGGGAAGATCACCGACCGCCTGGACCAGCTCGTGAGCGAGGACCAGATCACGGGCAACGAGTGGTCGGAGCTGACCGACCTCGTCGCGGCCCGTCACGACCAGATCGAGCCGCGGGAGGTCGTCTCGTGACGATGCGGATCCGGTACGAGGTCGACGCCGACATCCGCCGGCCGGTCACCGTCTTCGTCTTGCGGCGGGACGTGCCGGCCGGCGAGCCGGGGTACTTCGGCACGGAGCGAGAGGCGAGGGAGGACGCGATCCGGAGGATCACCCGGTTCGCCGAGCGGCTGAAGGAAGAAGCCTGGGAACTGCGGCGAGAGCGAACGAAGGATTGACCGAGACCACCACCACGAAGGAGCCGAGACGATGCCGAACTGGGGAATCGACGACGAGATCGACACGACCGCCACCGACGCGAGCCCGCCGACCCGCGAGCTCGTCCCCGAGGGCGACCACGAGTTCACGATCAAAGCGGTGATCGACACGGACGAGCGGGTCGAGATCCGGCTCGCCCACGATGACCGCCGCTATGGGTGGGTCTTCGCGAAGATGCCGAAGACCGCGAACTGGGCCCGGCGGATCCTGTCGTCCCTGCGGACGGCCCTCGGGATCACGCGCGAGGCCTGGGCCGGTCTCCCAATCACGGACCTCGAGGGGCTCCGCGTGAAGGCGCGGGTCTACCACAAGGCCGGCGACCGCGGGACCTGGGTCAACGTGGCCGAGTTCCTGCCGTGCGAAGCGGCCATCGAAACGGCCACGGCGAAGCCGGCGGTCGAGCGGGCGGTCGCTCCTCCGGCGGCTCGGGCACCGGCCAAACGAACGGCCACGCAGAAGGCCGACGCGGCCGCCGCGATGCCGGACGACGACATCCCGTTCTGACGATCCACGGCCCGCTCCCGGGCCGCGAGTGGCTGCGTTCATCGGCCGCAGGGAGAGCGCCGCCGGCGGTCGCGACGAAACACCGGCACCTGATGCGGTCGGACCTCCACCCGGCCGGCGTCAGGCGACCGCCCCACGACACGGGGCCAACTCACAAGGACGTGGAATGAGCGACTACTACCGACAGCCGAAGGACCACGAGCTCGGCCCGCTGTTCGCGGCGGCCGCCGGCCGGGCTGCGGCCGCGGCCTGCACGGCGAAGGCCGAGCACGTCACCGCGTTCGACGCCGCCCTGGCCCGGGCCGCGGTCCTCGAGCTCCTGGCGGACGGCCAGGCCCGCAGCGGCGAAGCGATCGTCGATCACTGCCAACGGCTCGGCCTGGTGCCCCACGACGCGCGGGCCTTCGGCGCGGTGTTCCAGAAGCTGAAGCGGGCCGGGCAGATCGAAGAGGCCGGATTCGTCGCGCGGGCGAAGGGCCATGGGGCGGCGGGTGGCAGGCTTTGGAGGGCGAAGAAGTGAAGACACCAACGGCGGGGCGCGGCACGGCCGGGCAGGGCGCGGCAAGGCCGGGCACGGCGCGGCACGGCCGGGCAGGGCGCGGCAAGGCCGGGCACGGCGGGGCACGGCGCGGCAGGGCCCGGCGAGGCTGGGCACGGCAAGGCCGGGCGCGGCGAGGCAGGGCGAGGCAGGGCTGGGCGAGGCAAGGCTGGGCGAGGCAGGGCTGGGCAAGGCAAGGTTTTTGAAAGCAGGTGACCCATGGCCGGTGAATGGATCCAGTACGACGTTGGCCTGCCCAGGAAGCCGGAGACTCTGGCCCTGGTCGACGCCACGGGCCTGGAGAACGCCACGGTCTGCGGACGGCTCCAGGCGATGTGGGGATGGGCCTCGCTCAACAGCCTCGACGGGACGGTCCGGATCTCGGTCCGCCTGCTCGCCAAGGCCGCCGGCGGGGACGAGGCGTTCTGGTACGCCGTGCAGGATGTGGGCTGGCTCGTGATCGACGAGGCGAACGGGACCGTTGCTATCCCCGGATGGGATCGCCGGTTCTCGAAAGCCGCGAAAAACAGGGCCATGCACGCGATCCGGGCCGAGGAGGCGAAGACGCGCACCAGCGGGTGCGCAAAAGCGCAACCACGGGTGCGCGGCGGCGCACTAGAGAGAAGAGAGAGAGGAGATGGAAGTTCTTCTTCCTCCCCCGGGGATTCTGAGCTCGGGGAGCCCGGGAGCGGCCCCGCCCAGGAGCCGACCTGGGGCGCCCTGCGGAAAGCCTGGGCGAAGGGCACCGGACGCTCCTGGGCCCTGCCGGGGCCCCCGGACAAGGCCCTCGACCGGCTGGCCGAGCCCGGCTGGTTCGAGAAGGCCCTCGCGGCGATCGAGGCCCTTCCCCGGTGCCTGTACTTCCGGGACCCGGTGACGCTGCCGCAGCTCGTCTCCGCCGGCTTCGTCGACAAGGTCCTCGGGGGCCAGTTCGACAACGCTCGCGAGCAGCGGCCCGGCCCCCGTCCGGGCCCGGACGACCGCAAGCCGGCCGCGACCGCTGCGGCCGAGTGGAGCCGGGCCGCGGCCGACCCCGAGGCGGCCCGCCGCCGCGAGGAGTACCTGGCGGCGAAGGCCAGGAAGGCGGCCGGCACGCCGGACACCGCGGCGGTGCGGTCGGCCCGCGACGACCACGACCAGGACGAGATCGAGCGGGCACGGGCGACCGTGCTCGCCCAACTGAAGGGAGCCGTCTGATGTTGGCCGACATGACCGCCGAGCAGCTCCAGGACGCGTGCCGGGCCGTGTACGAGGTCGGCCGTTGGGAACACGCGCCGGCCCAGATCTTCCTGGACCAGTTCGCCGAGGCCGAGCCGCCGACCACGATCCTCCGGTGCTCGTTCCCCGATCGGTTCACCCACGCCGGGGCGTGCAAGCTCGACCTGCTGCGGAAGGTCTTGCTTGATCGGCACGGGCCAGGGGCGAACATCGTCTTCGTGTGCTACTTCGAGTGGCTGAAGGCGGATAGGCTCGCGCGGTACTCGCTCGTGATGAACGACCGGTGAGGACGACAGGGATCAGGGCCGACACAAAACATGACGCCGCGCCGGCGGCGATAGCTCACATGCCCGACGGCGATCATGCGTCGCTCGGGGCGGCAGCGACCGGACCGATAAACCGGGATTGCGAACCGCGTGGGCACCGGCGATACATGGGCGGAGAACGCCGAAGATCACAAGCCGCGAACGAAGGAGGCGGCCAACATGAACGACACTGACGAGCGGTCTTGTGCATCGCGTGGTTCTCACGGGGAGCCGTGCGCGTGGGCTGTGGTGCTTGCTGACGGCCAGCGAATCTACGATGTCTATGGCATCGAAGAAGAGGCCAAAGCGATTGACGGGGCGGTAACTGGGAATCACGGCGTTGTCCCGCTCTACCGCCAGCCCACGCTCACCGACGCGGAGCGGGAGGCGATCAAGGCTGGAATCGCAAACTGCGAAGACATCACCTATGGCGGCCCGAATGATGAAGAAGCGGCAGCAGTCCTTCGGCGGCTGCTGGAGCGGCTAGGCTGAGAACGACACGGATAAGCGGCGGCTCCGCCGTCCGCTTCATCCGCTGGTTATGCCATCACACAGAGGAGCGATTCATGTTTGAACGAGACAGCACGCCGAGCCTTCTTGTCGGAAAGACTCTGGAAAGCATCGAAGTCAACGGGCAGCCGGGCGACGAGATGCTTTTCATCTGCACAGACGGAGAGGCGTTCCGGGCCTACCACATGCAGGACTGCTGCGAGTCGGTGTCGATCCATGACATCAAAGGGATGCTATGCGACCTGATAGGTTCGCCAATCGTAGAGGCCAGCGAAGAGTCCGAGAGCGACGAGTGGCCTGCCGACGTTGAGAAGTCAGAGTGCACGGAGTCGTTTACATGGACAACGCATCGGTTTAAGACGCAGGCTGGGGCCGAAGTCGTTGTGAGGTGGCTTGGAGAATCAAACGGGTACTACGGCGAGGGCGTCTACTTCCAACGGACCCACAAGCCGGTCGATGGATTTGTGGCATAACCAGTGAGTATGCGGAACCCGATAGCGGCGGGCCTGCCGCATAACACCCCGCCGATCACGCGCCGCCCGGCCGCGAGACGCGAGGCACGGCGTTACCATCCGCCGCATAGCACACCCGCCCGGTAGTCGCTGGATTCGCCCGCGGGCCGCGTTACCGTGGTCGGTCGCATGGATGCGACGACGATCACCTTCGAGATCGCGGGGCCACCGGTCCCGCAGCCGCGGGCGCGGATGTCCCGCTCGGGGCACGTCTACACGCCGACGAAGAACGGCATCGGCGTCCTGAAGCAAGCGATCGGGATCCGCGCGGCCATGGAGGCGAAGCGGCGCGGGTGGGAGCCCACGGCCGGCCCGCACGAGATCACCGTCGAGGCCGTGTTCCCGCGGCCGGCTTCGCACCTGGGCCGAGACGGCCGGCCGAAGGCCTCGGCGGCCGCGTTCCCGGGCAGGAACTGCGGGGACAACGACAACATCGAAAAAGGCGTCTGGGACGCGATCACGAACAGCGGGGCCGTCTGGGTGGATGACACCCAGATCGTCGCGAACGCGTGCCGAAAGCGGTACGCCGCACCAGGCGAGCCCGCCCGGACGATCGTCACGATCCGGAGGCCGCCCCCGTGAAGCGGAAGCCGCCGAAGCCGCGCGAGCGGATGCTGACGGTCGCCCAGGAGCGGATCGTCCGGCGGGCGATCGCCAACGGGGCCACGCGGGCCGAGGCCGCCCAGGCGGCCGGCGTGCC